TACCGCGATCCTACCAGTTACCGTTCACGAAATACATGTGCCAAGACAAGCGGGGCCTACGGGCCGTGGTTGCATGGCACAGGCGTGCGGGGAAGGACCTGACGTCCATCAATATCATGGCGATCAAGGCGCTCCAGAGGAAGGGGCTGTATCTGTATATTGGTCCATTCAATAATCAGATCAGGCGTATTATCTGGCAGGGGCAGGACGGGGATGGTCGGAAGTTCTTGGACTTCATTCCTAGGGAGCTGGTCGTCCGTAAATCGGAACAGGAGATGAGCTTAACCCTATCCAATGGATCAATCATCCAACTGCTCGGGGCGGACAATCCTGATAAGTTGGTGGGGATCAATCCTGTGGGTATTGTGTTCTCGGAGTTCAGCCTGAGCGATCCTCAAGCATGGGTCCTGACGAACCCGATCCTTGCGGAGAATGGTGGATGGGCCCTGTTCAATGGGACGCCCCGTGGTCAGAATCATTTCTATGATCTGCTTCTGCGTGCACAGGCCGATAAGAACTGGTTTGCCAGCCACCTTGGGGCATTGGACACGAAGGCTATTACGCCAGAGGATCTGCGCACGGCGCGGAAGGAGGGCAACAATGAAGCACGGTTCCAGTCGGAGTTCATGTGCTCGTTCCACACGCCGATTGAAGGGGCTTATTATGGTCCGATCATGTCTCGACTGTATGCGAAGGAGCAGATTGTTCCGACTATTCCAGTGGAGCCGTCCCTCCCTGTCCATACCGCATGGGACCTCGGGATGGATGACTCGACCAGTGTCTGGTTCTTCCAGATGTTTGGGCGGGAGCTAAGAATTGTGAACTATCTGGAGAACTCGGGGGAAGGGCTCCCTTACTACGCACGTGAGCTGGACCGATGGGCCATCTTGAACGATGCGAGCTACGGGAAGCATTACGCGCCGCATGATATTGCTGTGCGTGAGATGGGAACAGGGCGTTCCCGTTTGGAGACTGCGCGGAAGCTTGGTCTGCGCTTTACCAAGGTGAAGCGGATGAGTGTGCAGGACGGGATTGAAGCGGTGCGTCAGGTCCTGCCGACCTGCTGGTTCAGTGAAGCAGAGTGTCATATGGGCCTTGAGCACTTGAAAAGTTACCATAAGGAGTTCGACTCAGCACGGAACGTGTTCAAGAAGACCCCTGTGCATGACGCTGCCTCGCACGGCGCGGACGCGTTCAGAACTCTTGCTTGCGGACTGAAACAAACGAAGGGCGAGAATGATGCCAGCACTCGGAAGAATTCCCAATACAAGGAGGTGGACGTATCTCTATAACGTCCCCAGTCGCCCCACCCACCGACCTGACCCCCATGGACAGGGCAGTGTTCCTGTACCGTAGCTTCGGGGAGGACTTCGTTGAGTTGCTGGACCATTATATCAGCTCCTATCCCGAGGCAAAGCGGTACACGTTCTTTGGTCCAGGCTACATTTTATTGGCGCATGAGGAGACCCGATGGGACCCCTGTTCCAATGACCCGCGGAAGCGGGAACCATACTGGTACGTGGTGTACGCGAGTTCCACCGATGAGAACGCAGGGGAACTTTTTGCTCGGTTGATGCCTTATCACCTTGACTATGTTGGGTTTTCCCGCCATGCAAAGGATAAGAAAAGGGCAATGCGTTTATTGCCGACCAAGAGACTTCGCAACCTAATGAATCGCCATGGCATCAAAACCAAGTAGACCGAAACCGCCCCCTCCACCTCCTCCTCCACCTCCTCCTCCAGCGCCAGTGGCACGGCAGCCTATTAAGCAGGCGAAGAAAGCGGCCAAGGTGGTGAACCCTACTCAGGTCCAGCGGGCCAAGAAGACAACACCCGCCAGCACAACGGCGGACAAAAAGAAGAAATCTCTAGGAAGTGGCCTCTAATTTTCAAATGACCCCCGAGCGACTCCGTCTGGCCGATAGGCTGGAAGAGTTGCGCATGCTCCGTTCTGGGATTCAGCCTGTGCTGGAGTCCGTCCAGCGGCTGGTTCGCCCAAATGGTTCGGCTTTTGACAATTCGTCGAAGCAGGGGGGCATGGCTCAGGAGGACGGCTCCAAGTACAAGTTCGACGATACTGCTGTATGGGCGAATCAGATGTTTGCCAACGGTATGTGCAGCTACTTGATGCCGAAGTCCTCACGTTGGGCGTACCTGAAGCCCGCGGGCAAGCCGAGTTCTGAGCTCACAGACGAGGAGCTGATCTACCTTGAGCAGGTCTCTGATATGATCAGCCATAGCTTTGCGCTGCCCAAGACAGGGTTCTATGAAGCAGGGCATGAGGTCTACATGGATCAGGGTTCCTACGGTACAGCGATTCTCTACAACAACCGCTCTGCGCGGGGTTCCCAATATACCGCGGTCCCATTGTCCATGGGTCTGTTTGATACCAGCGATGACGGCGACGTGGATACGATGTTCTACATCAGGAAACTGCGCACCAAGGCCATGATTCAGGCGTTCCCTGATATTGTGAATGCCGAGGGCTTTGATCCTAGTCAGGGTGATCGCACGTACAGCTTGGTCTATTCCGTTGAGCCGTCCCGTGATGTTCGTGCGAAGAAGGGCGGAACCATTGGCGCCAACAAGCCATATCAATTTACATACTGGTGTGAAGAACTGAAAGATGTTCTTCAAGAAGGCACACTTAGCTATTTCCCGTTCATCGTTCCTCGCTGGGCCAAGTTGCCTGGCGAGGTATACGGACGCTCCCCTGCCATGACCTGTCTGTCTACTATCCAGATGGTGAACAAGATGCGCAAGGAGCTGATCAAGAGCGCGGAGATATCCAATGCACCGCCACTCACCGCGGAAGAGGATACAATCATGCTTCCGTTCAGCTATGGTAGCCGCCAGATGATCTGGCGCGAACCAGGGTCCCCTGCACCAGAGCCTGTGCTCTCAGGGAGCCAGCCGAACCTGACACAGGAGATGATTAATCAGGATCGCGACACTATCGTGAAGGCGTTCTTCGTGGATCAGATTATCCGTGACCAGAAGAAGGAACGACAGACAATTCTTGAGATTCAGGACGAGCGCGGACAGATGCTTCAACAGCTCGGACCGCTCCTGTCCCGTCAGGAGAATGAGTTCCTGTCCCCCTGTGTCGAGGCACAGTTTGATTTCTTGGATAAGTCCGACAAGCTCCCTCCTGTACCGTCCACTCTGGAGGGTCATGATATGGAGATTGTCTACACTAGCCCCGCTGCACAGGCACAATATTCTTCTGGGATGTCGAACATCTCTGCGATGCTTCAGGACATCATTCCACTGGCTCAGGCGAAACCTGAGATCATGGACAATATTGACGACAATGAGCTCTTCGCTGAAATCAGCCGCTTACGTAACGTCACGCGCCGTATCGTTAAGACCAAGGATGATGTGAATGCTGTACGCGAACAGCGTGCAGAGGCGGAGCAGCAGCAGCAGACCATGGATAATATTCCAGGAATGGCGGGAGCCGCCAAGGACGTAGCCGATGCCAAGGCGACCGATCCTGAAGGAATTGGCCAGATGCTACAGCTTTAATGGGAAAGATTCTAAACACACTCGATAGACTTAAGAAGCGCCGCCAGATGCGGGAGGACCTCCAAGCAATCTTGGACACCCCTCACGGGGATCGCTTCTTCAAGCAATTTCTCAAGGATTGTGGCGTGACCCGTTCGCGGTTCAGCCTCGACCCTTATGAAATCACGGCAGCGGAGGCGACTCGTCGCCTTGCGATGTCATACCTACACCTGCTGGGGAAAGACGATCCGCAGCATCTAATCAACATCATAGAAGAGGAACAATAACATGCTACTAAGACCACGCACACCACTATTTGAAGAAGAGCCCCCAGCAGGGGGTATTGGCGGAGGAGGTGGAACACCTCCTGCTGAAGGAACCCCTCCCGCAGGAGGAACCATGGACTTCTCGTCCGAGGACACCTTCCGCGCGTTCGTTGGCTCATTGCCCGCAGAACAACAGGAGCTTGGGATGTTCAAGGACACCAAGACCTTTGGCTCATTGGTTGACCAGACAATCAATGCACAATCTGCCCTTGGCAAAAAGCGACTCGAAGCGCCCAATGAGAACTGGGGCGACGACGACTGGACGAACTTCTACTCGAACATCCGTCCAGAGACAACTGATGGCTATGTCTTTGAGGAGAGCTATGACGTCACAAAGGGCGAGGAAGTCGTGAAGCACAGTCTCTCTGAGGGAGATGTCACAGAACTTCGCACGGTGGCTGACCAACTGAACCTTTCCCCGCAGCAGGCGAAGCAGCTCGGTGAAATCTGGGCCAATCGATCCGTCGGTGCGGAAGGTACCCTCTCAGAGCAGATCAATGAATCTGTGACCGCGCAGCAACGCGCACTCCAGAACGAGTGGGCGGACAACTATGAGCTCAACCACAAGTCTGCGAACGAGGCATTTGAGATCTTGGCCGAGAAGGTGCCTGAACTTCGCGACCTTGTAGCATGGTCTCCTATTGTGGAGAACCACCCAGGGATCATGAAGCTGTTCCATACACTGGCGCCTCTTGTACAGGACGCTGGCATGGTCGGTGGCCGACAGGGAGGTGGATTCGCAGGGGACACTGTGGCAGGCGTTCAGGCGCAGATTAAAGACTTCGAGACGCAGAACGCTGAACTTTTGATGACCGACCCCAATGCTTTGTCCATCGCGGACAAGTTGAAGCGGGAGGACATGTTGAAGCAGCGTACCGCTCTTTATCAAAAACTTCACCCCAAAGCATAATCTACGGTTGACTCCGTGATCTTTTTAGGGCTGTCTCCTCTATAGAGACAGCCCTTTTTTGGGTCTCTGGAAAGCTGTATCAGCCGCTGGTAACGTAAGACTAGAAGAGTCCGAAAGGGCAGCTCCTCGAAACAAACACATTCGCAGAGCACGGTGCTCTACGAGCAACTTCTATTAAATTATTTTATTATGAACCCAGGAGTCCCTGAATCCATTGCAACCAATTACGTGAATCAGTTTCGCGAAGGTTTCCAAAAAGCGTTCCAGCAAACAGAGTCGAAGCTCGACCCTCTTGTTGAACATGAATCTCAAGCGTCCGAATACCAGTATTGGGACCGTATCGGTGAAGCCGAAGAAATGCAGGAGGATAACACCCGTTATGGTGACAATCCTGTATCTGAGATCCCTCACGATCGTCGTCGCATCGGTCTCAAGTCTTACGACTTGGGTAAGATCATCGACGAGAAGGACCTCATGCGCGTCATCACTGACCCGAAGAATCCTTACAGCACTTCCATGCTTGCCTCTGGTAAGCGTAAGCGCGATGACATCATCAACGAAGGCTACTACGCTCCCGCATACACAGGTAAGTCTGGTGACACAGTAATTGAATACTGCGTGGCACCTGATGACCTCGACAGCACCACGATCACCGTCGGTGAGGTCAGCAACGGCTCTTCAAACAAGATTGCCGCAACAGCTGGCCGATATACACTCAAGAGCGGTAATTACGAGGGTGCCTCCGTCGGTTCCAACTTCACCCTTTCGGGTACTCCTGGAACATACGGCCTCACAATCGATAAACTCAAGGCGATCCGCACCACGATGCTCCGCCTCGAAGCTATCGACGAGAACACTCAGCTTGACTGTGTGATGACATCGTACCAGTGGGAAGAGCTCTTGCAGTTCGACGAGATCATCAATGCAGACTACTCTATCAAGAAGAGTCTTGCAGACGGTAATCCAACCAATATCCTTGGTTTCAACTTCAAGATGAGCGAGCGTATCCCACTTGTGGGTGACGAGCGCCGCATCCGTGTCTCGCTTCCACAAGCACAGAAATTGACAATTGGCCAAGAGCTGGTTGGTGATATCTGGCGCCTGTCTGGTAAGAAGAAAGCTCCTTACATCTACTACAAGCAGACCATCGGCACTTCCCGCATGTGGGGTGAAGTTGCTGGTGAAATCCGCTGCACAGAGGCGTAAGCTCATCCTTAACCCAATATCATAAAATATTATGGCTAGTATCGTTTACTCCGACGCCTCGACCGAGCTTACTCAAGTTCGTGGTCAGGGCCACAATCCGCTCAGCCCCGTCGATGACGGTGCTCGCGTTCGCATCAAGCGTTTCTCCTACACTGCCACTGGGGCTGTCACCGCAGGTGCAGTGCTGGAAGCAGTCGAGCTGCCGTCTAAAGCTGTCGTTGTAGAGACTGTTCTCAGTTCTCTCTCTGTCAGCAATTCTGCGGAAGTCGAAATTGGATACGCAACCAAATCCGCACCTACCGACGACAACTCGGATGCCTTGCTCGCAGCTACAGCTGCCGCAGGTCTCTCCGCAGCTGGCGAACGCGGCGTGGAAGTTGGTGAAGGCATCCAGACAGTGATCATCACTACTTCGGTAGGTGATCTCGCTGCTGACGACACTCTTACAGGATACATCCTGTACGTGGTTAATACCTAACAAAACCCGAGGGCCCGTCTTGGCATGGGCGGGCCCTCACCCTTTTTATGGCAACCGAGCTTGAGATCGCAAACGCCGCCGTCGCTGAAGTCGGTGGACACGAAACAATCCTTGACCTAAATGAGTCCTCTGCTGAGGCCAAGGTGGTCAAGCCTGCGCTCGCTCGCGCCATTAAGTATATCGCGTCAAAATGGGACTGGCCTGTTGCACGCAAACGTGAGCTCCAAGTAGCTGACGTCACTTTTTCTGGCGACTCCCGATATGGTTTTCGCTTTTCCAGCAAGGCCAATGGCACATGGCGCTATGAGACTGAAGATGGTAGCATCCTCACAGACTTTGCCATTGAGAACGGCTATGTCTACACGAACGTGGAGAATACGTACTTCCGCTATACAGACGTGGAAACAACTGATGTTACCACGTGGCCAGAGGTGCTGACACGTGTTCTTGAATACTACTTAGCTGCCCGTATTGCCGTCCCATTATCCGCAGGAGAAGGTACGCGACAAGAGATGGATGCCCTTTGGCGACAAGAGCTGAAAGATGCTAAATCCCAATTTTCCCGACAAGGCCCGCCGCAGACCTACATGAGCGATGCCCAGTCACAGTTTATTGAAGCGCATCAAGGTAATGGCATCATATAACCCAATCACCACAGATTTTACAGGCGGCCTCATGGGACCGTATATGCGTGGTCGCCTTGACGTTGATAAATTCAACAAAGGGCTTCAACGTATAGAGAATTTCATACCGTCGATCCAAGGTCCCGTGAAGTATCGGGAAGGGTTCGAGTGGATCGAGGATTCTGTGGAGGGAAATGTTAAGCTGATTTCGTTCTCAATTAACAATGAGAATCGATTCCTCCTGCGATTGTCAGAAGGCCTGCTTCATGTATATACTACCGACGGCCTGTTGCTTTATGTTCGTGAGAATGGCGTCGATGGTGTGGATATTCCATACCTTGACTCTGAGATTCCAGATGTCCGCTATTCACGCGAAGTGGAGAAGATGGTGTTCACGCACACGAACCACCCGCCGTATGAGCTCTCTGCCAATACGGTCTTTGACTCGGTGGCATTGTACTCTACAGAGACCGACCCTGCTCCTGATAATTTTCGCCTGTATTCCACAGAATCCGATGAGAGCAATCTCGCACTGTTCGCGGGCTCTGCTGGTTCTGAGGGGCTGACGCCATGGACTTTCAGCAAGGTGGACTACACGTCCCACCCTTTCCAGAAGATCGACACCTCCGATGTTGTCATGCGAATTGACCCCTCCGTTGAGGTGGTTCGTCTCACATCTACACTAGAGGATTTCAATTTTACTGCGCAGGAGATCATCGACATGGAAACGGTTCCGTATTACACGGAATACAAGGTAGCCAACCAATGGGCCCTTGGACGTATCCTGACAACCGCAATCAATCCAGACGTTCCAGATCCTTCTGGAACCACCTGCTACGTTGATCCAGTGGATTCTGTAGTAAACGTAGAAGATCCCTCTGTTCGGCTGTTTGCACTAAAAGGCACAGGTGCCGACAAGTGGCAGAGCAACGATAGGGTTCCTGATGACAAGTGGCATGTCCGTGCGGATGCAGCTATCTTTGAAACATCTCACATCGGTGCATGGGTCCGTATTGGTGGGGATAAGCTCTTTACGAACGTGTGCGAACCTACTGTTCGTCCTACCGACTCGGAATTCTCTTCCCAAGACGGTCTTACCCGATGGTTCTATCTGAAAGACTACCGTGGTGTGGAAGATCATCCAGTGGACTTTATATACAATACGCTCAAAAGTTCCAACTATGAAGCAGGAAGCACCTATGAGGTATATGAGTGGAGCACATACACGGAGTTCAGCGTGGATGCTCCCGAGGGAACTCCCCGAGAGCGCTATAAGCTCAAAGAAGGCGGCAGCTCTCCTCGATTCATCATGGACTACCAGATCACGGAGGGACTTGAAAATGGTGCAGAGATAACAGGAACGGCCACTGGTTCCATCGTAGCCAACATGTCTACCCAGAAGCAGTTCGACGTATTTGAAGCGGACGAGACTCAGGTGGTTGTGAAGGACACCAATCTCCGAGCCACAACAGGCACTGTCTCAGTCTACGATCTGACTAATGATCGCGACGGGCTCGCCTCTCATACTACTACACTTTATGCCAGTAAAAACGTATTCTCCAACACCCGCGACACGGGTCGTTATTTCTTTGGTAACTTGGTTGATAAGTGGGTGCTTCTTCGCATCACTTCTACTCAGTCTACTAGCGCCACGTGTGACGTCCTCTCCGACATTCCACGGGACGCCCTTACGGGTGAGATCAATAACAACGGTGTGTTCACCGAATATCGATGGGGGGCATGGTACGACAATAACTGGCCTGTCGCAGTTTCCTTTTACGAACAGCGACGAGTGTATGCAGGGTCCAAGAATGACCCCAATCTGGTATGGCTTAGCAGTACCAAGGACGACAGTGATTTCCGAACAGTGGAGTCTGATGGTACCGTATTGGATACCACAGGAATTACTTACCCCCTCGGAACATCCTCTACAATTATTCGGTGGTTGGAATCGGGTCCCACCTTGATTATAGGGACAGAATCGAACGAGTGGCAGCTGAGACCCAATGAGTTCTCAGCTGCCATTACTCCGAAAAATATCCGAATCACGCAAGAGACCTCTATTGGCTCGACCCAGCAGGGTATGCGCGTAGGTGCATCAGTGTTCTTCCCGCATATCAGTGGCCGAAGCTTCTCTGAGTTCATCTTTGATTTCCAGTCTCAATCTTTCGATACGAAGACCACTACGAAACTGGTACCTACTCTTTTCGACAATGATCCTATCATCTCATTCTCGTATCAGGCAAATCCGCATGCTGTGTTCTGGATTGTCACAGAAGCGGGTCGGCTGATTACACTCACTTACCGCAAGGAGGATGACTACTACGCATGGGCGGAGCATACCACTGACGGTACTTTCGCGGAGGTGGAGGTCGTTCCTAAAGGGGACACAGAGACTTCCGAGGATCAGGTATGGGCGGTCATTGACCGTGACGGGCTCCGTACCATGGAGCGTATGCACGCGTCCTTCATCGACACGGGGGAAGATAATTATAAGCCGAATGCAGCATTCCTCGATTCATATTCTCGCTACCCTGATACAGGCTATCACGAGACTCCGAGTGTAGTCATACCTGTACCAGATAGACTACTTGACGAGGAAGGTTGTGTGAGAACGGTCATCGACGGTCTGGACTACGGGTGCCTCCCTGTCCTAAACAGCCGTGTAACACTGCCAGAAGGCGTGACAGTTACCAAGTATTCTCTGGTCGGACTCCCTTATACAGGGGTGCTTCAGGGGAACCCACTCGGCATAGAGACACGCGGCGGTAATGCCTATGGGCAGATCACCCGCTACGTGAAGCAGTGGTTCTATCTGTTCCGTAGCCTCGGATTCAAACAAGGCTTCACAGAAGAAGGGGCCCTTGATATTACGAAGCATCTGGATGATGCCCCTGACGGAGAATCACCCCCGCTGTTCACTGGCTTCACCAAGGAAAAAACATTGCCTTCATCGCAGTATGCAGTGGACAAGGTTCCAATGCTTATCCAAGATCAGCCTTATCCACTCACAGTCATCTCAGCAGTAACGGAGGTCGAAGTAAAATAGTATGTCAGACCCAGTAACCACAATGCTCGCAGTATCTGCGGTATCTAGCCTCGCATCTGGCGCGGTAGGATACCTCGGTGCCCAGAATGCTGCGGCACAGGCGGAGAATCAAGCCACTGCTGCTGAGCAGATGGCTGCCTACAATGCGCAGATCGCCCAGAACAATGCGGTAGCTGAAGCAGGGGACCAATCGTTCCAAGCTTCTGTGGCTCAGTTCAATGCAGCGGACTCTGCTCAGACCCGCTCCAAGGCACTACGGGACCAGCGCACACAGACGGCGCAGCGCATGGCGAAGGCTGAGGCCAAGGGCGCTCGCACAGGGACCTTCGATTACAGCTTTGACGATGTCCTTCGCTCGGATGCCCTTCTTCTGGAACGTCAGGAAGTGGAAATACTTTCAGGCGGTGCCCAAGAACGCTATCAATTCTCCAAAGAAGGTGAACTCGCAGAGATGCGCTCCAAGCGAGCACTTGAAACAGGGCGCACGCAAACAGGTCTCATTCTCGCGGAAGGACGTAATCGCGCCTCCGCATACAGAGGGCAGGCTTCCTCCGCACGCATCGGCGGTTATGCCTCGTTCCTCGGTGGCGTGGCTCAGGGCGCCTCTACAGGCTCACAGGCATGGGATGCGTGGAAAAATAGATAACAATGGCTATACGACTCGGACACTCTACTCAAAAAGACACGCAAGCTTCCGCTGCTTCCTTCGGCCTCGGCCTAGACCACGGCGACGGTGGCGCACGCGCTATACAAGGAGCACTGGGTCAGGTTGCTCACGGAACCAAGGAGATTGCGGGGAACCTTGAGCGAAAGGATCGTGCTACGCAGGAGGGAAACAGGAAGCGTAAGGGTGCGAAAATGGAAGCCACTTGGAACGAGATGATCCGTGAGGGCGATCTTCTCGTAAAGCAGAAGGAATTTGGTAAGCTGGCAAAGCACAAGGAGATGATGAAGGCATGGTCTGAGAATGCCCATGTCAACGATGTCCAATTCAATACGGACGGGGATACTTCCGTTCGTGACGAATACGCCAATCCTATCAACGAACATTTCAAGACGGACTATGATCGCGTAGCCCATGACTATGACATGGCCAGCCTCACTGGAGCCATGGTCCATGAAGCAGAGGTCATAATGGAGCGGTCTGGGACTATACTTGAAAGGGATGTCGCGGCCAATTCAGTGTCGTCTAAGACAGGAGAAGGGATTACTGATCACTTGGGGATCTACTTTCATAGCGGCGCTTTCGCGGAATCAAATCCACAGGCGCAAGAAATTTACGTAGCCAAGGGCACTGAGCAGATGGGTGCCTATGTGGATGCTATGCGCTTCGCACAGGAACGTAACCCGAACATTGCAGATGCGCAGCAGCAGCTCAAGGATGCCTCCGAGCAGGTGCGTGAAGCCAAGTGGATGGGCGTGGACGCACAGAATGCCATGCTTGACCGTCTCGGTATCCAGTTTAAGGCCATCGAGAGTGGTCAGTCGGTTTATCGAACATTGAACGACTTCGGTCAGGCAGGTGGCGAGGCCGCTTCCTCTGGATATGCAGACAGAAACATGGACACTATTACGCAGCAATATCTCGCTGCGAAGAAGGTAGTTAAGCCTCTCTCAGACGAAGATAAGAACCTTGATTCTTCCTACTTAGCTTATGGTATTCAGGCAGCCATGAACGGCTCAGAGCAACGTCAGTGGATGGTTGATAATCCTACAGGTAAGATCTCCGATCTTCCTGGGATCGACAAGAGCGTCCTCAACAAGGTCGATAGGGGTGACATGAACAACGTCCTAGCGACACGTAATACTATTGTGAAGGCATATAAGGATGCCCGCGATAGGGGAGGGGCCATTGCCGCAGAAAGGACACTCTATCCGCATGCTGCAGGAGTGTTTCATTCAGCAGATGCCACCAGACGGGCCATGACGGACAAGCTTGCCGCAGGAGGTTCATTAGACGAGTCAGACAAGGCTACTCTTCGCCGCGAGGCGAGAACGGAAGCTCAGATCATGGGCCAGCTTGATCCTGCCCTTGGACCAGGAAGCTTGGTGCTGGGAGGGGATGCTATTATTGGTGCCGACATCGGGCTCCAGCTTGTGAAAGATAATCCTGAGAATGCAGGCGCTGCTGTGGATGTCCTAGTGGCTTCCAATGATGGCCTCGCCAGCGTGCCTTTATGGTCGGCGATTAATGGCGACACCACCGATCCAGACATGAAGGTATTTAAGTCGGTGGCACAGGCAAGGACAAGTATCGCGGAGGACGATTTCATGACGTCCGTAATCGCAGCCGCCGCAGGTCCTTCTGCTCGATCTTTGCTAGGGAAAGGATCTGATGCGGAGAAGATGTATGATGCCGTGTATGCCAAACTGACCAAGAAAAACGACTCCTTTAGCGTGATCACTGGTGCACATCAGGCATACGCTAGAGACTATGGTTCCCCTGACGAGGCCATAACATGGGCAACTTACGAGCAGCATGCTATTGCGAAGCTGGTCAGTGAACATGGTTCAGGGCAATCTCCTGACTGGTATATTAATGAGGCAAAGAAGCATATTAACGGTATGGCTCGCGTATATGAAGGCAGCGATGGACGACGTGTCATGCTCTTCAGGAACGCAGTAGACTCCCTTGGAGAACAGGGTGTCCAGATACATGCAAGTAGGGTGTCTGCATACATGTCTGAGCTAGGTGATCGAAGCGGATCAGAGATGCTTCTGTATGGTTTTGATACATCTACTCCCAGTGAGGAAGGAGGCACTGCACCGAGCGATATGCATATCACCCAAGAAGAAGCCACTGATATGATGTATCACTGGGCTGGTGAATATGTTAAAGAGCACTACAACAATATCGTGGAGCAGTGGGCGGCTGGCCTAAAGAAAGGGGGCTACGCAGAAAGTGAGGCTGCTCAAGAGCAGATCCGTAAAGATTATCCTCCTGAGCTTCTTCTTCGTGAGTTTAAACTAAGCACAGAGATGATCTCACCTACTACCAAGGAAAGGGAGATGGCCTTCCTGATGCCTCAGATCAATCTTGGAGGCGTATCTTCAGGGTATCAGACAGTGAAGATGGATAGCTCCCGTGGTGCAAAGGGGCAGATGCCTAGTCGTGGAGTGTTCGCCCCTGTGGATGAGATGCTCAAGAAGATTCAGGACCCTGCTATGCATAAACTATACCGTGAACAACGTGATGAGATTGAGAGCCGCTTGTGGAAATATCAGGTTGAGCGTCCTGCGAAGGATGCTGCACGCGCAGTTAAAGCTAAGACAGCCTCTGCTGCACGTTTCACTAGGAAGCATGGCAACATACAAGGCATTATGGGTGCTCTCGACAGAGTGGAAGACTCCGTCAAAGAAAAACTTGGATTTTAATATATGGGATTCGTCGGAACAACAGAAGCGCGGCTTGAGAGAGAGTCGAAATGGAACACTCCAGCCACTCCGAAGTTTGGATTCATCCAATCTTCGCTGGCAATTATGGAACGTGGAGCAACCACGGACTCTGTCCTTGGTGCAGGGGCTTCCTTATCTCAGGAGATTGGTCTTCGTGTAGAAGCAGGTGTCAACAAGGAGGAGGGTCTCACAGAGGAGCAGTTCTACGGACGCTACGGTGAGAACACCTCCATGAAGTTCCAAGAAGACACTCCTAGACGCGTATGGGACTACCGCCGTGACCGCGCCACTGAGCTCTTTTCTAAGGAGATTCGCGCAGCAGAGGCTGGAGGTGTCCGACAATTTATTGGTGGCTCCATCGGCAGCATGGCTGCCGACGCTCCCTTGATGTTCGTTCCGTTCGTTCCTGTGCTCGGAAGGGCTAAGGCAGCAGGTCGTGCAGTTAAGGCGGGGAACACGTTGAACGCTGCCAAGTTTGGGCAAGGACTTAAATCCGAGATATGGACAGCTACGAAACAGGTGGCCACTGCGGGTGCCCGTCAAGAGACATTGGAGAACGCCTTCATCTACACGGCGGCACAGTATCGCAACAGTGACGAGTATGGCCTATTGGACCTTGCTGCGGACACAGCTCTCCAGTTCCCTATCCGCACAGCCTTTGGCTCAAACTATATTCGCAAGACAGCGAAACATCTGAAGATGAACCGTGACCTGCTACAGGCACGGGCATCGATCCAGTCGGCTTATGCCAATGGTGACGTGGGCCATGTTACACAGGTTCTGGCGAAGTATGATAAGGAACTGGACCTTGTGGTTAAGTCCGATGAGGAGATCAATGAGATCGTGTCTCGTGGTGCCAATATCACTCCTGAAGAAGGCAAGCGTGTTACACAGTTCCTGATCGATAACCAAGAGAAGGTATGGCTCAAGTGCATGTCTCAGGTGGTTCCTTTTGATGCACGCCTCGCTACAGAGCCAATGAAGCAGAAGCACCAGTCCGAGGTTATGGAAGCGGTGAACAAGGTCATGGAAGGCCGCCGTGATGAGCTTTCCAGTGAAGAGCTCAAGTGGGTCACTGAAGCAGATGCCGACGTCCAGAAGGCACTCCAAGATCTGATCATCCGTTTCGACAAGGACATCAAGCCGATTGGTCCCGATGGTAAGCCTGTTGTTGATACTGCAGGGGAAGCTGATCCTTCAAGATATCCTGACCGTGAAGAAGCGTCCGAAGCGTCCGATGCAGAGATGTGGGCAAGAACACTTACTGACGGGGATAATGTGTTTTTCGATGGGAAGGACAAGTCTGCCACAAATCTATTGGCTTTCCTTGATAAATATCCCGAACGCATCCCTGCGGACAAAAGGGAGGCTGTTCGTAGTTTTCTTCAAAAACAAGCCGCATATGATTCTCGTATCGAAAAAGGATTTGATGCAGAATGGGCCAAGGAACTAGACGACAATTTTGAGTCGAAGAAATATAAGGGCTATGCAGATTCTGCGGCGAACGTATATGCGCTTAACCGCATGGAGGAGCTGTATCCTGATGAGATGGAGGCGCTTAATCTTGGTGGTAAGTCTGCTCCAGTGGAACCACAGGCACGGGGAAGAAAGAAGCGTCCTCGTAGAGAGATTTCAATGACTCGTCGCCGTATGGCAGAGAAACGTGTGTCCCTTGAAGAGGAAGCGTCCTCTCTTCGCAGCCATATCAAGACACTTTCAGGAAGTAAGAAGAAATCCAAGCAAGGGACACTAGCCTACCTTGAAAAGCAGATCAAAGCCCTTGATGAGTTCAAGAGCCGTGTCCCTGATCGTAAGAAGGTTCCCCGTAAGCAAGGTGAAGCGAAGGTTAATCCAGAGGTCAAAGAAGCAGAGGATCTCCTTGGGCTTACCGAAGAACTTCTGTCCCTTGCGAAAGAGGCGAGAAAAGATTCCCGTAAAGTTTATGCAGGTATACGGACGCTTCGTGAGAAGGTCCGGAAAGCGGAGAAGAAAGCTGCTGAGGACGCTCAAGACCTGTCAGCATCTTCTAGTAAATTATCAGAATCCGAAGAGATCGCTGTTGCAGTAGACAGGCAAGCAAAACGTCGTGTGGCTGCCTCCCGTAAACGGGTTGGTGACAGGACACTGGAACTTGAGAAACTTTACGAGAAATCAGAAGCTGACAGGACACTGGCGGAGAAGAAGCGTATTAAGGAGCTTGAAAAGGCTCTTGATCAAATGGAGCTTACTCTCAAACATAATGAGGAGTCTTACGCACGGACACAGAAGGCACTTCCTAAGGCAACACGCGCCACGGAGCGCTCAAGAAAGAAGAAAGCTGACGACACTGAGCTCAAAGCACTTCAGCAGGAGCTCCGTGATCTTGAAAGCGATCCTGCGGTCAAGGACGCTGAGAAGATACAGAAGGAGGTCGATAAGTATGAGAGCGACGTTGTCACGTATCGCCAGTATCTTGACGATGCCAAGAAAGGCGAGATTGCTCCAGAACCTGAAGCACCCGTCCTTGATCCCGTATTTACTGGAACAAGGCCCACTGAACCACGCGCCCCATATCGCCCAGCGCCCACACAAGAGAAGATCGCACAGACTATCAATGATGCGGAGCGCTCGGTGGACCCTAAGAAGGTGGCAGCAGAGAAACGTGATCCACAGGTCAAGGAGGCCACTGATACACAGTCCAAGGGAGCAGCAGAGCAGAAGAACTTTGATACCAATCCTGTAGCAGCACTGAAACAGCGGATTGATGCTATCCTCGACCCTGTCGTTGCTCGGTTGCTTCATGAGCCGTTGGATGCTAAGGCAGCAAAGACCGATGTGGCAGGAAATGCTGTCACCGATCAGATGTCCCGTAAGCTTGAGCTTCTAGAATATCTTGAGTCAAAGAACTTCAAGAAGGACGATCCAATTTACAAGGAGTATGAGAAGCTGTTTGATGACATCTTCTCGTTCTACGGCTATATGAACTCTCAGCGCAAGCAGTCTACGAAGGTTCTGAAAGACCTTCGTAAAGGCAAGCCGATCAAAACCAAGCTCTCTGACAGCATGTTCATGCGCCTGTCTCAGATGGTCGCTGATGGAGAGTCTGACCTCTCGATTCTGTCGAAGATGGATGAGCTTATGCACGAAGAGCAATTGGCCTTCGCTATGAGATCGCTCCACGACTTCAATGTCCGTCAGCGTCATGACGGCATGCGCGGCAAGGAACCTTCTACAGTGCTCAAGTATCTCCAGTCCTATATGGACGGGACGTTCCGCTCCGAGAAGACAGGGGAGAAGCGCCGCACGATCCATGTGCACTCTTCCGTGGATGCACAGATCAAGGCACAGATCACACTGGATCAGATGCCTATCCTCGAAGTGCTCCATGAGACAGGGTTCTATGATCTCTTCATGGGTGCTGTCACAGGGAAATATACCGACGCCTACCGCTTCGATAAACTTTCGACAGTGGCGGATCAACGTGCACGCGAAGTCTATGGTGAGAATCTTGAGAACGCGTCCAACGCGTTCATTGAGGATCTGATGGCATATGCTAAAACAGGGCAGGTTCCTGTATCATGGAAGGACATTCCAGAGTTTGAAAAGATCGCTAAGATATTCAAGGAAGTCCCTGAGGCACAGATGGGCATGCTTAATAAGGCAGGCGCTAATATCCACATGCTCGACGAATATTCTGGTATCTCCCATAGATGGGACGAGAACACGATCAAGAAAAAGGGATATCCTTACTTCTATAAACGCATGGTGGAGGATGTGGACTGGGTCGCCACCGAGAAGATGCATGGTGGCAAGCTCCACAAGAACCTGAACGATGTCGAAGCGGCACGTAAGCGCCGTGCGGAAGGGATGCCTGCGGAGCCCACTGAATGGGTGGACTGGGACAGAGATGCTTTCCTCAGAGGCTGGTTCACGGAACTGGGCAGGCCCACTCCAGACATGGATCATGCCTCCATGGACATTGCTCGTTCGATGTCCAAGTCACGTCGCGTGATCCTCAAATCAGACAAGGAGGCGGGTGTTCTCAAGGAGTTCAGCGGCCACAAGAACCTTGGTCGCCTGTATATTGATCAGGTTCGCTACCGCTCCGAAATGATAGGTGTCGCCAACGCCCTCGGCAACCAGCCGATCCCGAACTTTAACAAGGTCATGAAGTCCCATGGCATTGAAGCAGGGATCAATACCACACGGGAAGGCTGGTTCAAGGACGAGCGTCACGCACATGCAGTCCGCCACCTTTCGGATACAGTCCGCATGGCCACAGGTGCTCTCGACAATCCTGTGGACAAGGACCTTGCGCACCGCGCACGACAGGTCCGTGAGGTCTCGAACATTCTCTACCTTCCAAAGGCAGGTATCTCCGCACTGAACGATGTCCCAGGAATCACTTCGACCCTGAAATATCAAGGCGTGAATATCGGTATGTTGGACATGAGGTTCTGGGCGAGCTATATTAAGAACATCGCCCGACGGTTCAACGGGAACAGGGATGAGATGAGCCACTACTTCCTCTCGGAAGCAGCAGGCATGGATTCGTTCTTGAACGCACAGTCTGCACGTTTCTCTGTTTCAGAAGGCTCAACGGGAGGGGATCTGATCTCGAAGCTCAATGAGGCTCTGTTCAACATGAACTTCCTGAACTTGATCACGGCTGCGGGTCAGGACACCTACATCGATCTGCTCTCCATGGACATGGGACGTCAGATCGCAGGGCTCAAGAAGGGCGATCAAGCATGGCACAGTCTTAACGACTTCGGATTCTCTCCGCAGGAGATTGCTGATCTTGGGAAGTATGTAGGAAAGACCGCCGACGGCGTCGAGCGTATCTCCTCCAGCATGGTCCCTGATCCAGAGCTCTCTCGGAAGCTCCGCGAGTATCAGATCTTCTACATGAACAATGCTGTGATCACCCCTGACCTCGGAACGCAGGCCACTGTGCGCATGGGTCAGCAGGATGGAACATGGCGCGGTGTTGCTGCCCGTAACACGCTTCAGTATATGTCCTTTCCGATGGCGACCTCGAACATTCACTTTAAGCGCTACATCCATGGTTATAACGAGTCCCAAGGATTCAATACGCGCACCCGTATGATGGGCCATATGAGCGGCTGGATCGGTGGTGCCATGGCTATGGGCTATGTCTCTATGGTCCTGAAGGATCTCGCAGCAGGACGTGAACCGATGCTTTTACATAACATGACTGCCGCTGGCATTGGCCGCGTCTACAATTCCTCGGGAGTTGGCGGCGTCCTTGACCCACTGCTCGGCGGGATCATTGAGCGAGAGGTTCCTGTTGCACCTCTCGTCACATTGCCACTCGAAATCTTTGGGGCAGACAGTGGTGCACAGGCACTACATCGCGCACGCCCACTTTACGGATCAGCGTATCCGATCCTCGGACCTGTCATTAGCATGATGATGGGCACTGCCCTCGGGGATGCTCTTCCACTCTACTACGAGCAGAAGAAGGGAGAGGATTTCTTTGAGCGTAAGTATAACCAAGGGAAGTTCGTAAAAGCTTGGCAGAACTACGGAGAATAGGCAGATAACCTTGACTCCACAACCAACATCAACTAGCAACACATCATGAAACTTGACACCACAGGACGCTCAGAAGCATACCCCGTCAGAGGGGGCCCACATTTCCTAAATATCGATGGCGCTGCCTTCGGTGGGACCTCGGTCCGTGTCGATTGGCAGGAAGAGGAGGGCGACGAATGGACGCCTCTCTTGGATGAATCTGAAGCTGCTCTGGCAGTGACAGAAGCCTACAATAAAATCGTCACTCTTGGCAAAGGCCGCATCTCGTTCTTCCTTACTGGTGGGACAAGCATCGACCTGAAAGCCACCATCAAACGCGCATACTAATGGTTGTCCAACCCGTCATACGTAGTGTCTTCGCACCAGTGCTCCAAGGGGTTCTTGGTTCCAGGGGCGGTGCAGCCGCGCCAGGCCTGCTCGACGTCTACCGCCGACCAGACGGCACATCACTATACCGCCGACCAGACGGCACATCACTATACAAGAAACCTTAGCTCCTTAATATTATGGCAGACTTAACAGTATCAACAGACGTAGATAATTTCATGGGCAGTGCAGACACTGCTGCAATGCGAGCAGCGGCAGAAGTGGACATGCGAACCGACGTAAACGGAGCCGTCAGCATCGGTGACTTAGGCGGGAATGCTCGCGGGGCGAATGCGATTAACATTCAAGCGAGTCGGTCTGATGGCTCGCAGGTTGCCAGTGGCGATGGTTCGGTTACTATCGGCAACGGCTCCACCGCTAGCGGCTACTATCCTAGTGTAGCCATCGGCAAGGGTTCAACAGCCAGCGGCAGCGACTCCACTGCAATCGGCCCTACCTCCACAGCCAGCGGCAACTACGATTCCGTAGCCATCGGCAAGGGTTCAACAGCCAGTGGCGACTACGATTGCCTAGCCATCGGCAACAATGCGACAGCCAGTGGCGAATACAACGCCACGGCTCTTGGATACTTCTGCCAAGCCGACGGAGACAGATCCACCGCTTCTGGTTACAGAGTAATAGCCAATGGTGACGACTCAACAGCCTTTGGTCGCAGAGTCACAACAACAATTGATAAGACCACTGAAATCGGTTATTGGTCAGGCGGCTCAACAAGAGGTGGCGCAATCCGCGCTCACGGCACAGGTATGGTGGCAATGACTATCCAGAATCGCTCAACAGCATTTGGTGACGGTGGAGCAACGGCAGGATCAGAAGCCGATAACACAATTA